CACTCCTTAAGCATCCAATCAAACTCTTCAGAGATGATTTCGGAATCCTCGTTAGAATCCCCATCATAGGAATTCATAATGACGTTAGCAATGCGGGGTACCCCGTTCTGGAGTTCGATATACGGAGCCAAGGCGGCTTCCATGATGGCATTTGCCTCTCCGAAGTTGGCATTAACCACATGGGTTAGCCCCTTACTTTTTAGTTCTTCGGAATCATAGGGGGCTTCGCCGTTGACCAAGGCTTGCGCCCGCGCCCGAAGATACGCCGCATCCTCATCTTGTTCGATATACTTGTTGGCGATTGCCACAAGGCTATCGGATGATTTGATGCGTTTTTTAGGGGGACTACCACTTTCTGGTAGGTTTTCCAGTTCTGCTGATCCTTGAGATGCCATTAAAGTATAAGTTTAGGTTGATTGTTAGATAAAGTCAACTAGGAAGAAAAGTTGGTAAATCCCGAAAGATTTATGGTTTCATAAGTTTGCCCACTTGGGCCAAGTGTATTGATCATGCTCTGAATAGATGAAAGACAATTAGGATGAAACGGCCCACTATTTCCTGTGGCATGATGGCTAACAAGGGCCAAATCATTGTTAATAATAAAAAAACAAGGACTCCCACTGTCCCCGCCACGAATATTTGATGGATCTCCATTATAATTTGGCAAGTTATTTGCATATGCTATGAAATTTGCTGAAATATAGTAAATTATGTCTAATCCAAATAACGGATTTATGATTTCACCAGTTTCATAAAAATAAGCATATCTGTTGGGTCTCTGTAGGGGCCATTCAGCATCCCATCGGTAATGGCTACAGACGACTATCGGAATACCAGAAGATCTTAGTGACCTACTGGTTCCATCAGTTCGATAAATATTTCTATTGATTGGTAGATAGTTTTCAAAATTTGACGGAAGGGTTTTGTATTTTTTTACAGTTGACGGGAGAGGTTCTGAAAATTTAACCACCACCCCATCAAAATCCATAGAAAGAATCCTGCTTTCAACCGTCCTTGAAACGAGTTGATTGTTTGCGTCACAAAAATATAACGTATCGCCAAGTGCTGGGGGATAGTGGCCCGCACCAATCGCATGATATGGTGTTATTGCTGTTACATTTGTAACTCCCCCGCTACCAGATTTATTGACTGTTAAACCAGAAAAATCTAATGGATAAGTCCAGCTTCCTGTATTTCTAACATAAATATTATTCGTATAGTCAAATGTGGAATATAGTGGATAATGATTTGGAGGAGAAGTTGATCCATCGGCGTATTGCCTTATCTGATCATAGATGTGACGCCCCAAAGAACCAGTAAGAAAAGATTGGAAAACCTCTTTTGTGGCCGATTCTGACAATGTGGAAGTTGTTACGGCTTTTGTTATTTTTTCATTAGTACCAAAGGTTACCGTTAATGACGTAGTCCCAGTAGATTCATATTCAAATAGATTTGATTCTTCTGATGAATTTGAAAGAATTGATGTGTTTTCACTGGCATAAGACTCAACAAAGCCAAACTTTTCTGGTCGAAAATTAACAATAGCTCTCACATTAGTTGCTGATGTTGGATATGTGTCTCTGATAAGATTAATATCCCCCAACACATCAGATTGAGATGATCCAGATGATAATGGCGTGTATTCTATAACAAGATCAAGGTCTGCCGTTCTGTCTGCAACGGTCTGTTTGGAGAATTGCCTAGCAAAAGCAGGAGTTGTGGCAACCCCGCAATCAATAGGACAGTTGATAGCTGGCTCAATAGCCATGACTATGCAATGTCCATTTCGCAGCCGCGCACAACGGCAAGCCAGCGAAGAGTTTTAGAACTATCCCCAGTGACCGAAATCTTCAAATAATCCGAAGTATCATCAGCGGTAATAGAAACATCATATCCAGCCTGAGATTCATGATCTGTTCCGACAGTTGTCACTGATCCGATCAATGAAGTGGTGCCACCTAAATTCTGGATAGCAAACTTGCGAATATAGTGCGCTGCTTCTGTGGCCGTACCTTCCTCAATGGCGCAAATCTCGACCTGACCAAATAATGCAACGCCTGTTGGTATGGTAAGATATGTAGACGTATTAACAATTAACTCTGTGGGCGTTGAATTAGTTGTCCTTCCCTTCAAAAGAAATTGAACAGCTTGAGCCCTTTCTGTTGATGAAAAACCAGTAACCGTTCCAGCAGAACCATGGGACACCATGTTTCTACGATCAGCTATTCCAAAAATACCAACTCCGAAATCAGCAGAAACGGTGGAACGTATACTTATAGAGTAAATTCCACTGGCGGTGGAACCTGACTCTCCAGAAATAACCAAAGATGCCGTACCGCTCGCTACCGAACTACTAGATCCAATAACACAAGACCTCGTCCCGCTCGCTGTTGAATTAGTTGAACTAGCTATAAATGAATGGGCTCCAGATGCAACCTGAGTGGCGACTGTTCGTTGGGCTTGTAAATCAACAGCGGCGGCACCCCTAGCATTTCCTGCTACATAGGGTCTTCCAAGCCCTATACCTCCACGGTTGTCTACTTCTTCTGATACAAAAATAGAACCAGCTAATGGCGAGTTTGGTGAAGAAACATTTCTCAATGTTCCGTCAAGTGGGAATCTGGATACTGGAAATCCACCAACCGTTGTTCCATCCCCAACTACCAGTTTTTTAATGTCCGTCTCCCACACGGGCTCACCCTGTAGCGGGGTGATGGCATTAACCTCTGCTGCTGTCCCGCGCCGAATTTGAAGGTTGGCGGGCTCTGTGATGTCTACCCAGTCAGCATCTTTCCTTCCGTAGATAACTCCGTCTTCGGGAGCTTCGGCAAGGCCATCACCAAAGCGCGGATCATCTCCTTCCGCATAGGTGCCTGCGGTAGTTCCCGCCACTACTGGTAATGGGTAATATGCAGATAAGTTAGCCATAAATAGTTAGGGAGTATATCTGGATTCGGGATTCTAGGCTATGATTATATTTACGGCACAGGAGACAGCGCGTCCGCCAACTGTTGTCCAGTGGACTCTATGGTTGCGGCGTTCTTGAGACGCGCTCCGATACTGCCAGAGGTGGTCATGCCGCTTACCAGAGCATCCCAAACGGCGGATTGAGTCAGAACCGATGTGCCAACCGTATTGTCCACGGCCACTCCGAGAGCCACAGAGCCAGCGGCTGGCATACGGAGGGTTCCTGTACGGTTGCCCAAGGCATAGACCGTTCCGTGGCGGACGTTGGATTGGTCGGGCATCCCTGTCGAAGCAGACGGGTCAAATAATGTTTTCTTCGTTGTTCCGAGGCGATGAACCAGAAAGACGTTGGATGTTTTGTCGGGGCAACTCACGGCTCCAGTGACAGGAAATTGTCCAAGCGCACCCACTTCAAATTCCTCGACACGGGTTTGCGAGCCTGCAACCGAGCTTTCTACGCCAGCAACTGAAATAATTCCAGTTGTGCCGATACCCCATCCGTTGCCCACGGCGCGAGTGACTGTCAATATACCAGTAGAAGTATTTCTGGTACCAATAGCATTGTTAGAAGCAATAGCCGAGCCAATAATCGTGATGGTTCCTGCGGAATTGTTGTGTGCGCCAAAAGCGCTAGCAATAGACCCACCTGTGCAGTTACCTGTGATGTTGAGCGTTCCTGTTGAATTGTTGTTTGCGCCAAAAGCTGGGGCAACAGACCCACCCGTGCAATTACCCGTGATGTTGAGCGTTCCTGTGGAAGCGTTATTTGCGCCATTAACACTGCCTGTTCCGCCAGATCCTCCCGTGCAGTTGCCCGTGATGTTGAGCGTTCCATTGCTTTGGTTGTTTGCGCCAAAAGAGTTTGAAGCTGTCCCTGCCGTGCAGTTGCCCGTGATATTGAGCGTTCCATTGCTTTGATTAGCTACGGCAACGGTTGCGCCAGCTTGCGCGTTACCAATCAGCGTTGCGGAATTGGGCGTATTTCCACCATAAAACAAACATCCAGTCCCGCTTGCTCCCGCAATAACATTCGCCGTCAGCGTTACACCATTGGATAGCGTAAAGCTACCGCCCGATGTGGCGCTATTGGCATTGTCATTCCGCACCGTTGCCACTGTAGTCGATACGTTGACCGTGATGGCAAAGTTGTTAGAGTGCAGCACATCCTCACTGGTGAATGTAGACCAAACATCAGACGCTGTTCCGCTTGGAGTTGTGGCCCAGACGTTCGTGGCATTAATGTTGCCGTTTGCTCTTGCAAAGTAGTTAGCCATATCAGGTAGAAATTGCGTCAGAGATTGAGTGAAGGACAATATCTGTGGTTGCGGCGTTTTTTAGCCTACTACCAATACTGCCAGATGTTGTCATTGTGCTTGTCAGCGTGTTCCACACATTTTCGGGGGTGAGAACAGCCGTGCCTGTTGTATTGTCCACCAGAATACCGAAAGCCACAGACGAGGTGGATGGAACAGCCATTGTGCCCGTCTTGTTTCCAAGGGCGTAGCTTGTTCCGCTGCGGACATCGGATTCATTAGGCATTCCCGTGGACGCCGAAGGATCGGAAAGGGTCTTCTTGGTGGTTCCGAGACGATGCACCAAGGCAACATTAGTTGTCAGGTCTGGAGTGCTGATAGCCCCAGAAACGGGAGCCTGTCCGAGTGCGCCGAATTCAAATTCTTCAATACGGGTTTGTGATCCAGCGACAGCACTGCTCACGCCAACAATAGAGCTTATTCCGACAGTTCCAATTCCCCACCCATTTCCAACTGCGCGAGTTACATTGAGAATGCCTGTTGAAGCATTGTTTGCCCCAATGGAATTGGCTGTTGCTGTGGACGATCCGACAATAGTAAGGGTTCCCGTGGAAGAGTTGACCGCTCCAATAGCATTAGCAGCAGATCCGCCAGTGACATTGCCAGTAATGTTTACAGTTCCAGTAGACAAATTATTTACTCCATTTGCAGTTGATGAAGATCCGCCAGTGACATTGCCAGTAATGTTAATTGTCCCAGTGACAGCATTGTGCGCCCCATTGATTTGGTTGTTTCCAACTGATCCACCAGTGACATTGCCAGTTATATTTAATGTTCCTGTAGAATTGTTGAGCGCCCCATAACCCGCATTTACCGTTCCCGCTGTGATATTTCCAACAATAGAAGCAGAATTGCCCAAAGTTCCGTCATATCTAACACATGGCAAAGCCACCGAACCAGCAAACGCATTCGCCGTCAACGTCACCCCATTGGATAGCGTAAAGCTACCGCCAGCCGTTGCGCTATTCGCATTGTCATTCCTGACGGTGCCAACAGTTGTCGAGACGTTTACCGTGACGGTAAAACTGTTACTGTGCAGCACATCAGCACTGGTAAAAGTAGACCACACATCAGCCGCCGTTCCACTGGGCGTAGTTGCCCACACATCAACAGCATTGATGTTTCCCGCTTTTCTGGCGAAATAGTTCGCCATAGATTACAGACCCTTGGCGGCGATGAAGTTTTGCAGCGCGTTGGTGATGGCCGTAACACAGGCCACTTCGGCGGGGTCTTGCACCTCGTGCAAATACCCGCGCAAAAGCCCGATAGCGGCCTGATCTGCGGTTTCTGCATGGGCAGGAATCTCGTTTCCTTCGGCGTCCGTCGATGCGGGAGCAATGCGCGTAGGAATAAGGCGCATGGCGATGGATGCGTCAGGGGAGCCGTCACCGTTGTATTTGCCAGTGATGGCGAGGTTCAGTGACCAGCGGTCATGGGTCTGGCCATCGATTTCAATAGGATTAGTAGCAATCATAGTTTTGTTTGGTTGGTTGTTTAAGAGTAAGAAGCTGTCAGACGATTATTCCAAGATGTTGCTGTTGCGGTAAGTGTGGCAATGTGGGTTCCAGCCGAATCATATTCGCTGCGGCGGATTGTCCAAGATGCGGTAGATTCATTGGTTCCAGCATCCGCTAGGCCAGTGTAAGTGTAGGGAGAGACAAAGTCGGATCGGACTTCTCCGCCGCCTCCACCACCACTTTGCGCCTCCCAGACTATCGTACCATCACCCTGTGCCACTGGAACATAATCGGCACTAATGCCTGTGGCGGCGAGGTCGGTGACTTCTGTCGGGAAATTCGGTGCTGAAATATTGCCATCAGCATCAATCGAGGCCAGCACATTGTCATCGCTGTCCAGCCATTCAGTAAGGTTGGCGCTCTGCGATGCTGCTGCGCGTATTTGCATGGCGATTGCGCCTGCCGTTTTGTTGTCGAGGCCAAGCAGTGTGGCCGTGGATGGACTGATCCCGATGACTTGAACCTTTGCGGGGAGGCTTCCTTCGGAATATTCGTTTCCAAAAACAACATTTCCAGTATTGCCGTTTGCCCAAAGGGCGGGACGATTGTTAATGAAGTCCCAGATGAAAAAGTTGTTGGCGTTTTCGTTTAGCGTGTCGCAACCGAAAGCCCAGTGGTTACCAGTGTCCGTAGTTGCTGGAGAAAACCATCTCATCGAAACCTGTAAGCCGTTGGGGTTTTCCATCGACAGCGCAACGCCACCTTCTGACATGATCGTAGCTTCCCCAATATTGGTAGCCTCCGTAGCCCCATCGCCTACATAGATTGCAAGAAATTCTGGTGAGTCTGTAACATTGAGTGACTGGTCAAACAGTTCATCCGCGCCTTCGGGGAGGTGACTTGCGGCGTGTGCCGTTGGAGTCCTGCTATCACTTAATCTTGCATCGTTGCCTTGGCAGGAGGTTCCCGCTGTAGTTCCGTAGCTAACCGTAAGTGTTCTATTAGCCGTTAAATCTCCTCCGCCCGTAAGCCCTGTTCCCGCGCTAATTGATCTGCTCGTCGGAACACCACCGATATTAGTAAGTGCTGTTGCGGGGTTAGCCACATCACTGAGATTGTTTGCCTCAAGAAGTGCCCCTTGCGCCGTCAAAAGCCCGCCAACATTAATTGTCCAAGCCGTAAATGGCCCACCGCTTCCTTCTACACTTTCAACATTGACTACCAGCGTTGTTCCAGAGTAGCTGGTAACAATAGCATGCATATGCTTGTTTGTCGGATCTAGATCATAGACAATCGTAACGTCTTGTGTGGCCGTATAACTGAGTCCAGACTGAACGGCAAATGTCTTGGAACCAGTAGTAAGAGAATGGGATGATGTGCTGGTTGTGAGATATCGGTCTCCGCGATTTGCCAGAGTAAACGCCGTAGTTGCAACCTGAGTGGTATTAGTTCCAGCAGATGCTGTCGGGGCTGTCGGAGTACCAGTGAGGGCTGGCGATTCAAGATTGGCTTTAAGATCTAGTGCTGTTTGCGTTGCGGTGGATACAGGCTTATTCGCGTCCGAAGTGTTATCAACATTTCCAAGCCCAACCATGGATTTGGTAATCCCACCAACAGTTCCAGTAAACGTTGGCGAATTTATTGGTGATTTGAGATCCAGCGCGGTTTGAGTGGCCGTTGAAATGGGCTTATTAGCGTCTGATGTGTTGTCCACGTTACTTAGTCCAACATCAGATTTTGTGGCAGAAGCCCCAACGGTTGCCCGTCCCTTTGCGTCAACTGTTACCTTGGTATAGGTACCAGCAACAACTCCACTATTGGCCAGTGTGGCATTTGTAATGGCGCTGCCAGTGTTTCCAGACAGCGTTAAATCGCTACCAGTAACAGAAATACTTCCAGAAGGAATTGATACCGCTTGTGTTGAAAGATTGGTGACCCTGCCTTTTGTGTCTACTGTTACTACAGGTATTGCGGTGGAAGATCCGTAGGTGCCAGATGTGACTCCCGAAGTGGTTAAAGTTGGATTAGGGTAAGTTCCCGTAAGATCTCCGCCTGCGGGGCCACTAGGTGCCGTGGAAATGGTTCCCCATTCTGGAGCCGTTGCCCCACTATTCACTTTAAGAACCTGTCCTGCCGTTCCAATGGGAAGACGGGCATTAGCCCCCGCCCCACGATAAAGCATATCTCCAGCAGTTGTAAGAGAATCTACTCCAGAATTTGCATAGCGCGGAAGGATCTGCCATCCACGGGTTGCTCCCGTGTAAACCATTGTAAAATGCGCTCCCTCAACATTACAGACAAGATTCTCTTCTATTCCTTCAATCCTTGCCCCATTTCTGGCAATAGTAAGATTGTTGGTATCGAACGTGTCGGAAAAATCGAGGATGTCCACAGCATCCCCATTATCGGGATTTGCTGGCAGCGCAAGAGTAAACGATCCACCAGACGTATCGGCGGCTATGAGATCTGCGGATTCAAGCGTCCTGTTACTTGATACAACTACATAGTTGATATCTGGCTGCGGGCCGATTGGCCCTACAGGGCCACGCTCTATAATCTCAAGAACTTCTACCTCTCGTTCGGTTACCTCAATAACTTCTATCTGTTTTTCGATAACCTCAATGACTTCTTGGCTCATCGGGAAATTTCCTGATATACCTTGGCTTTACCAGTGGCGAATGCAGTATAGGTATAGCCTTGGTAGAGTTCGATTTCGTAAACGTTGTCACCTGCTGTGAGGTTTGCAGCCTGTGTGGCGGTGATTTCGATTTCGATGGTGCCCGCGCTTCCGCCCAACGTAATTCCGCTTCCAGAGGTCAATGTGAGCAATGTGGCGCTATCTTTGGCACATTCCCGAATCACCATATTGGCACCATAGCCCGAAAGATTTACTGGGACATTGGACTTTCCATTGCAGGACTTTGTCAGATAACGAAACTTCGCCGTCCATGTTTTCCCTTGGACGATTTCAATATCTCTCTCAAGTCTCCAGTAGTTGGTCATTTATAAACTGGTAGCCAGAATTGATTGGTTCCAACACGAATCTCAATGAAGTCATTGATCTGGTTGTTGGTTACGGGGTTTGAGTTGGTGTGGTTGGTGGAGAAGTCTACAAACCCATTAACCACAAGATTGGTGGTTGCCGTCACAGTGCCAGTAGCTGTCAGAGTTCCAGATGCCGTGACATTGGAAAATGATACATTATTGGTGGCACCAAGTCCGAGGTTGGTTCGGGTGATGGCGGCATTTGTGCCAAGCGCCAGCGGCCTTCCAAACACAACCTCCGTACCGTTACCCCAGTCTATCACCGTATTTGATGAAAAGTCCTTAATATAACCCTCTTCTAAATTAAAACCAATATTGAGATCGCCAGAATAAAAAAATCCAGAACCGTTGATAACATTTCCACCAGCCGTAACTTGTTCAAACACAACACTATTGGTAGTCCCCAACCCAATCGCCGTGCGGAAATTTGTGACGTTGGTGTTGGTAAGTGCAGGTAAACCTAAACCCAAATTCGTTCTGCTTGCCGCCGCATTGGCTGCTGCATTGGTGCCAGAAAAATAAATAGGCTCAATGTAGGAAATGTTATCGGCCAACATCCATGCTCCACCGCGATACATCAATAGAACCGTCTCATCAAGCTGGTTAAGTGTAATAAGATTGGTTTCCGCGCCCAATTGCCTAACAGCCGTCACTGCGTTGGTTGTCTGGGCTAGATGTGTAATAGTTGCTCTATCTCCTTCAAATGTGGTTGCGGGGTTGGTTGGCAATGTAACCGTATTTGTAATTCCCGACACCGAAGGAGAAAGGCTGAACAAGAAAAGATTACGGCTGTTTGTCGCGGCATTTGTGGATGTTCCAGTAACATTTGTCTGATATTGAACAGTTGTGGATATCGGGGCCACTTGCCAGAAGTTAGTCGGGCTTACCACAGACCCGCTTGTATTGACTAATACTGGATTGGTATTAGATCCAAAAAGTGCAGCTTGGAATGTTGTGGCGTTTGTGTTGGTGAGGCCCGTCCAAGGAATGTCAAGATTCGTTCTTGCTGCTCCAGCGCCAAACGCTGTATAGCCAAACCCATCCCAACCAACAAAAGCTGGAGTTGCTGTAGAAATATTTGTTGCGGCTTTTATTACATCTCCACCAGCCCCAAGTACCAATAGCCCCTGACCAGTTCCAGCACCTTGTTCAAACTCTAAGAATATCGGCCCATTAAGATAGATTCCATTACTTGCATTGACGGCAAACGTGTTGTTTCCGCGAGAATTTCCAGCGGTTCCTCCTTGTGGCACACCATTAAAAAGAAATGCCCCTTGATTTGTCATTCTTCCAAGCAATCCCATAACAACTGATCCACCACCAGTTGGAACATTACTAACCGTATTAGCACCCCCGAAAGCAAAACTATTTTGTGCATTAGAATCTATAAAATTTTGCACTCCAAATACAGATGAATTATTTGTGGAAAGATTTGTATTAAGCGATCCAACAGAAAGCCCAGCAAATGCATTATTTGTTGCTCCAAGCCCAATGGCATTACGGAAATTTGTAGCATCTGTATTCGTAAGTGCAGACCAGCCCAATCCAATGTTGGTTCTTGCTGTTGCGGGGTTGGTGGTACCAACGAAATCAGTGAGTCCAGAGGCTGACCCATTGGTTGGAAGTTTTCCATTAAGAGCCGACTGAAGCCCGACAACATTAGATAGCGCGAGATTGGTTAATGCAGATCCATTGTTGGATGCTAATGTAGTAAGATTTGTGGATGCTGGCTGAAATGCTGTTTCGGCGTTTGTTGCCGAAGATTCAAGACCAATAGCACTACGAAAATCTGAAGCAGTTAGTGCCGTTGCCGTATTATCTGCATTCAGCCTCAAGAATCTGATGGCGCTTGGATTAACAAGCGTAAACAAGTTTCCACCAACAGTTGTAGCACCAAGAGCGGTTCTAGCACCACCTGCATTGGTTGCTCCAGTTCCGCCATTAACAATGGAAACAACTCCAGTTACGTTTGTTGCCAGTGCAGCGGTACCTGTAATGTTTGAAGCCAAGGCAACGGTGCCGCTAATATTTGCTGCCGTAATGTTACTAAGTCCACTGGCATTTCCATTGGTTGTAATTTTTGTATCAAGGTTAGACTGGAGACCAACAACACCTGAGATGGCAATATTTGTCAATGATGCGCCATTATTTGTAGAAAGATTGGTTAGATTTGCATTGGCTGGCTGAAATGATGTTACCGCGCTGGTTGCTGCCGTTCCTAGCGACAACGCTGTTCTCGCCGCTTCGGAATTGGTTGCGACAAATACTGCATTTCCAACAGTTGTTGCACCCAAGGATGTTCTCGCATCAGAAGCATTTGTTGCTCCAGTTCCGCCCTTTTCAACCGAAAGAACACCAGAAATATTTGTTAATGTGACCACTGGAATATTTGAAACTGCAATAGTTCCAACCAAATTGCTGGCCTGAAGATTGGTTAGCAAGCCACCATTACTTGCCGCCAAATTCGTAAGCACAGAAGATGATGTTTGGAACGAAGATGACGGATTTGTGGATGCGGTGCCCAACAAAAGAAGCGACCTTACCGCAGCGGCATCTGTTGCTGTAAAAATATTTCCACCGATTGTCGTAGAGCCCAATGCCGTTCTGGCTGATGCAGCATTAGTAGCTATAAAGACAGCGTCACCAACAGTTGTAGAACCTAGATTTTGTCTGGCATTTTCAGCATTAGTTGCGCCAGTTCCACCCTGAATAATACCGAGCGTTCCAGTGATTCCAGTGAAAGTTACGGAAGGAATGTTCGATGCCGCTATAGATCCAACAATGTTTGAGGCTTGGATATTTGTAAGAATCCCACCATTTGAAGATGCCAAGTTTGAAAGCGTTACGCTTGAAGATTGAAATGCGGACACAGGACTTGTTGCAGCACTGCCCAAACCGAGACCCGTACGAGCATTGGATGCATCGGCGCTCCAAAAATTTGTTGGCTGAACAACAGTATTGTTTGTTCCAACCAGAACGTTGCGAGTTTGCCCGAAGCCCGAAACAACCAAGGCTCCACCGATAATAAGTGAGAGAATATATTTCATTTTTACATTAGTCGCTTCCAAACACGTTTTGTTCCAGCTTGGCTATCATAGTCATTAGGTCGGACTACAAATGGCAGATTTTCGGCGTCAGTGCCGTTGGTAAGTTGATAAATGGCTGGAACTCCATCGATAACCAAAAAGATAACAATTCCAACAGCATAAGTTCCGCTAACTGTATTCAAGCTATCAAGGTTAGTTGAGCCACCGCCTTCCAAACCAGTAATTGAAGGTTCAACGCGAAGAATATTAACACTTGGAGTTTGGATCGGAGTTGAAGAAACGCCGATAACACTGCTAGAAGGAATGGGAATACAGATCTTGCTCATTTATCGGGTAACCTCTGGTGAAATGATAACATTGCCTTGCAGGATTCGGGTTGTGACGGCCCCGTTGTATAGCTCAAGGTCATATACGGCTTTATCACAGACCGAGAGCGATGCCGTGTCAGATGCCGAAATAAACAGTCTAATAGATCCTGTAGCCTCATTCAATACGATTCTACCATTACTTGTGGACAATTCAAGAATTAGTGCTTTGGATTCGGGCTTTGACCGAATATGAATCTTGGCGGTATAGCCCGTAAGATCCACTGGTGCAGATGGTTCTCCAGTCTCGTAAAACAGAGTCTGATTAAACGTGGCACCTTGGAATATACAAATATCCGCTTCGGCAATCGGTAGTTGAGCCATAAATGGCAAATAGAATCTACCAATTCTTCTTTATAGTCAAGGCTTGTTTGAGTTTTTTAAATGTCTCTTTGTTGAGCCGTTTCTTTTCCTCAATCGCCTCACTGCCAGCCATGGCTCCGAATACCTTACGGGCCACAAATAATCCTACTGCAAACGAATCAAATAAGTCGGGAGATTTTCCGATCCGCTTTTTCATATCAGTCTTGGACTCAATGATAATCTTGCGGGTTCGGCGCACATATTTTCTCTGGGTCATCTCCCATGCCAAGTCAGGGGTAATTCCCTTGAGTTGTTCGCACTCCAAAAAATAACGAGCAGCAAAGCAGAGTTCTGAGGCCATGTTGTGGAACAATTCCTTGCCAACTTGCGGTTTTCCAGTGACTTCGTTCCTCATGGCATATTGTGCGCTGACAGGAAGGTCGGATGCCGCTCCCGCAAAACTCACTGCATGCCAACCCTTTAGGAGTTCTCGTTCTCCGATTGACCAGAAGATGCCACCAGCCGAAGCATCTACGCCCATCCATTGATTTGGAATTCCCAACTTAAGAGAGAGATCGTGGATTTGTTGGATCATCTCGTATTGGAAGTCCTCTTGAGATCCCGCCCTTCGATTGAGGACATACTGCTTTTCGACGGCTATCGCCCACTTACCACTAATAAGCCTGCCATACTTGAGGTGGGTAAACACAAACCTATCGCCGCCTTCAGTGTAGCTTGGGTCAATACCAGCAATATCTTTTGGGGTTCCATCCCAGATTGGCTTGTCCAGTGCCCCATGGCGAGCCAACAGAATATCAGAGACAATCGTGGAGTCATCGGCATCGGCGGGAGGCCAGAACCCCCTAAACTTTCTCCAATACTGTGGATTCAGTTCTCCAAGTTCCTTTCGGGCCAAGGCT